TCTGGTGTTTCATTAAACAATGCACGGAAAAATATTTCATGACCTTTCTTCGTGCCTTTTCTTTTATATAAAGATAATATATTTTTAGTAAGTTGTCTTTTATCTAAACCACTTGTTAAATCATTTGGTATAGTTTGTAAAAAACTATTTCTAAACTGTATGAAAAAATCATCTAACGTATCATTCACATCAGCATACTCAAGGATTTGTGATAGTGTCTCATTAGGATTTGCCCTATACTTTGATACTACACCTTGAGCACCTGACGTGCCACCTGCGACTGTCTCTCCTGTCACAAACTTTGAATTTGCAGATATGTATAATTTTAAATTGTCTGTATCTTCAGCAAGTATTGTTGCTGTTGCACCAGATGTTTGTCCAGTAATAATTTCACCTTTAGTAAACTCACCTATTGAGCCTTCTTCATCTAAAATATAGTCATTGGCATTATTACCTTTTTCATCTGTGGCATTTAATGAAAGAAAGTTTACATTTGTTCCTGTTGATGTTTCTAAAATTATTTGATCACTAGCACTTACACTGGTAAGAGTAATTTGTGCTGAATCTAAGAAACGATAATATTGTTTTACAAACTCAACCAATAAAGGACTATTGGCTTGTATGTGTTGTGGAAATTGCCTATTTACTAGGGAACTTATTTTCTTTGTAAACTTGGCCATAGATTATGAAGCATAACTTGTTGCTGATGTATAACCAATACCTGATGTTGTGTCGTAAGTATCAGCAGATACGGATACAGTTGTGTTAGTTTCATCTATTTCTAATACCTGATTTCTTACAGGTACAACATCAACAGAATTTGGTATTACTGTTAATCTAATAGCTGATGATGTAGCACCATCTACGTTTGAAACACTTGTGACATGTAAACTGTTTATGGTAACTACACCAGTTGAATAATTGATTGTGCCTTGGGTGCTGTTTGCATATGTTCTAGTAGTACCAACAAGATAATATAATCTTACATTACCTGCACCATCTTCATCTAAAAAATATTCATTAGTAGCATCACCATTAATTTTAAAACCTGATGATACTAATACACCTCCGCCAGTTGCGTTATGTCCTGAGTGAGGATTATATAAAGCAATATTGAAACCTATCGTATAAGTTGTAGAACCTGTTGTAGTTGCTGTAAATGATTTATGTAATTTAACAGTTGTTATGTTTGATAATATAGAAGGATCTACTTTGTTTATTGTTTCGATAAATTTAGAGTGTCTGAATATACTATCAAACTCTTGTAAATTATTTGTATTGAAAGTTGTTATTGCTGATGAGACTAATGCCTTAATACTATCAGCTGTTCTTACAGTTGCTTTAGCATCATACTTAACACTCACACTCAATTGTACAGATGTTGTTTCAGGATCTTCTATGATTGGAGTAATACTTGCTACGTTAAATTCCTTTAGTTGATTTATAATATCTGATTTTTGTGCTTCAGTTAACGTTGCACCTGCAACAGGTTTAATTGAAATATAAACTCTACCATAAAAAGGTGTAGCGTTATCTTCTCCACCCCAAACAGAAACAGATTTTGCATTTGCATAAATTGCTTTTACTTTACTTGCATAATCATTTGGTGTCACCGCTCTATTTTGAGATGCATATTGTCTAGGTGCATTAAAACGAATACTGTTTGGTGTCTCTGGTAAAGCACCATTTACTGAATTGGTTGTAGTAGAAATAGATACGTTAGAAAAACCACCAACAGTACCTGATAAACTAAATGAACTTGCACCGTTACTTTCTTCAGCGTTTGTGACAATGTATGATAATGTCACTATGTTTCCGGTGGATAAAGCAGCACCAAGCACACCATCACCAAACTTAACTTCATACTGATTATCTTCAGCACCTTCAAGATAATAAACTTTTGAGGTAGATGTAATATCAGCTAAATCAGCAGCAAGTGTGTGAGTGGTTGTAGTAGAATCTGTTGAACTATTTTGAACTGTAACTTTTAAAGTTGTAGTATCTGCAAAATTATTTTTAATTAAAAATCTTTGATCAGCATTTGAAGTATCCACCGTAAATTTATTTGTAATAAGTGTTCCCTCATAAATGGGTAAATTAGAAAAAGTATATACACCAGCAACAGGAGTAATTGTCGTAGCATCTTTCACAATATAATTGTAAGTTGTACCATCAACACTCGTAGTGAAAGTTGTACCTCTAGCTGCAGTTAATGTAGAACCAGTTGCATTATTTACCGTAACATTTAAAAAGGCAACAGGTGATGTTGCACTTCTTGGTGTATACCCTACATGTTTTGCATGAGATACAATACTGTTTCTTAAATCAGCACTATCTAAAAACATTTCATTGGCTAGTACATTTGCATAGACAGCATTGTAGTGTGTGTTATATGCTAAAACATCTACTAAGGTAGACATGGTTGAACCTTCAAAATCATAATCAGTTAATTGGTCTTGTTGTTTTAAAAATACTTTAAGATTATTTTTGATACTATCAAAATCTAAATCTGTGACTTCTATTCTTTTTGCCATTCTATCTACTTCTTTCTAACATAGTTGTAAGACTAACTAATTCGCCAGGTATATTAATTACTCTAAAACTTATACTGACCTCATATGAATTTGTATCTAAACTTGGTCTAGCATCAACAGATACTAATTGTGCTCTAGGTTCAAAGTTTGTTATAACTTCACCTATAACTCTAGTTAATGAATTTGCTGTAATTGGGTCTAGTGGTTCAAATAAAAGATTTGTTATACCCGAACCTATTTCAGGATGAAAGGGTCTCTCATAATGATTTGTTAATATAAGATTTCTAACAGATTGTTTTACAGCATCTATATCTTTTTTGACAATAACATCTTTAGTTGCTGCATTTCTTTCAAATGATAATGCAATATCTTTATAAAGTCTAACTGATCTAGCACTTGCATTTGTTCTAGATGCGTCTGTATATCCTGATTGAAGTATTGCCATGATAACTATTTATCATGCTAACCTGCGTTTACGTTAGAAGAACCTGATATTGTATGACCACAATTAGCGGCATCACCTGATCGAGACACCCCTATACCATTTGCAAATACTTTAGATGACCCTCCTACCATAGGTGGAGTAGGACTATGAGGCGACAACCCATGTGATGCAACCTTGTCTCCTATGCGAACAGCACCAGACCCATTGATGTTAACATTACTACTACCTTGTATCGCAACACCACCAGCAATATCTACACCATTTCGTGCAATACCCGGCATTATCTTCTTTTACCTTGTCCTACACTTCTTTTGAATTGTCGTCTAGCATTCTTATTTTTAGGTCTAGTTCTCGCACTATCCCCGATAGATGTGCGTTTCTTAGGTCCTTGTTCATATGCGATTACACTAATACCTCTAGCCATTATTGATGCTCACAGTTCGAACAGTTACAATATGATACTTGACAAGATCCGCCACTTGAACAATGACATCCATGTCCACAGTTTTTACATTCCATTATTTTTCCTTTTTCTTTGTAGTCTTCTTTTTCTTTTTAACTACTTTCTTTTTAATTACTGGTTTATTCTTTTCTTCTTTAGGGGGTAGTACATTCTCACTCTTACCCCAACCAGACCATAACTTACTTAAAAATCCCATAAAATCTCCATTTCATATGCGAACAAACCACGAACATAGGGTGAGCGGAATGTCGCACCTTAAAAAACCCTTATTTATCAAGGGTTTAATATACCATTTTTTTTGGAATAATCCTTGACTATCAAGGAGAATCCGTATATGATATATTTATCAATGAAAAAAGGATACATTATGACAAACAGTAAAACACTAGACGCACTATCTTTGAAAATCAAAGAGAACCTGTACGAACAGTATAAACTCGCAAAGTCTCCAAGTGAGAAAATTAATCTTTTAAAATTCGTAAGAGATAACGTTTCAGAGAAATCTTACGATATCAATTTTGATAACTGTATCAAAGAATTAGAATTACAAATTAACTAATAGAGAGAGAACTATATTATGATTAAAGTACAACCATCAGAAAATATCGAAGACGGTATTCAAAACTTAATTAATGCTTCTATTGAAGATTACAATAGAGATACTAACAATGAACAGATGAAAGAAGAATTTGCTAATTCATGGTCTGTAAAAGAAGGACAAAAGTTTATCAAAATTTGTGCTAAACATTCTGTTCATTCTTTCATAGTAAAGAAAGCATTTAAACATTTTAGAGTAGGTGATGTTCTCAAGGCTGCGTCTTGGAGTAAACCTGCATTAAATCAACCAAGAGGTAATGTCCTTGACGGTAATTACCCTATACAATGGACTGGTCCATTATATTTAAGATAGTCGAAAGGAAACTATATTATGAAACTACAATTTAATAACTTATCTGATATCCTAGATTGGATTAAAGAACCTTCACATAAGGAACATTTGTTTCTTTTAGAAGCTGCGATTGCAAAAGCAAAAGGCAGCACTAAGTCTAAACTTTCTGTTGGTCAGAAAGTTTCTTTTGGTAGACCTAACGGTCGTAAGAGATTTGGGATTGTCGAAAAGATGAATCCCTCTAAAGCCTTAATCAAGGAATCCAACCTTGGTGGAAAGTGGAGAGTACCTTACTCTCTGATCTCTGATTGGGAAGATCAACATAGGTTCGCCTAATGGAAATTAAGATTGGCGACAAGGTTGCCGTTAATGATAGATCACTTCTTGGTAGAGAAGGAGTGATCACAAGCATTTCACTAGGTCTAAGAAAATCAGATCCTGCAGGTGAACTAGGTGTTAACGTAAAAGAGTATGATACTGAAATGAACTATTCAGGTTCGATTAGTTATGAAACTGATAGTGGTGATAACTATTGGGCATACTTTAATCAGATTGAAAAGGTCGCACCATAAAAGATGCGACCCGTAATTATTAACCCCTTACTTCTTCTGAAGCAGTAGGTGTTTCTATTTCGCCAGAAGGCATTTCGATTATGATTTTAGGTACAGGTACATCTTCTATGATTTGAGCTGCTTGCTCACCATATTGATGGCCTAACCAAAAAGCACCAATTACAATTAAGACATAAATTAATTTCTTCCAACGATTCTTGGTTATGTCTCTCATAAGATTCCTTATTTACTATTCCATCTCTGCCATAGGTTGGCAGCGATCCAAGCGATCAGACCCCATTTGATAATCATCATAGGTGCTAATATTCCAGTGAACATTGCCACTGCTAAAAGAATTAGTCCGTAGTCTTTCCAAGCGCTTATATCTTTAATCCATTTGTTCATGAATTTTCTCCTTTGTTTTAGTTATTTAGAATGAGAACTTTGTTCCTATTGAATAGTGTTCTAAATCATTGCTGTTTGCGTCTAGTTGTTCTTGCTGATATTCAGCATAAACACTTAGACTATCAGACAGACCATGAGATAGACCGACTGTGTAATAGGTACCAGTTCCTTCTTTGTCACCATATCCTAATGTAGCTGCTTTCCAACCAACAGTTGCTTCCATTGCTGATAAATCAGTTGCGGCATCTTTGATTGAGTAAGTACCAGATAGTGATAAATCACCTACTGATGTACTTGCACCTGCAGCCCAATATGAAATGTCATTCACAATATCGTCTGTGTATCCTACTGCCATATCTATACTAGACATAGAGTGAGAAACAGAAACATCCCAAACGTCTATTCCACTTTCACCTGATGAACCATCTACTATTCCCATAGCAGATACTGGACCAGATGAAATCTTTACAGAATTGCTAGAACGATCTGCATATTTCCAGAACGCACTACCACCATAGACTTCAAAATTATTTGTCTTGTGAACATTGGTAAACGGATGTGATTGTCTACCTAGTGAGATTGCGGCACCACCATCATTTTCAAGTCCAACATAAGCTGTTCTTGAATCAAATGTATTGCTACCACTGTCATCTACATCTAGTCCAACTTCTACATTAGCGAAGCCAGAAATACCACTGCCGCCTTCCAAAGCTACATCAACAATGTCAACACCAATCAAAGAACTATTGTTCTCTAGTTTGGAACTTGCATTGCCAGATGAATCTTGGTCATGTGACATTTTATAATTAAAGGTACCATACGGCATCACCTCTGTCGCATAACTAGATGCTGATAATAAAAGGCTTGCTGCCATAACGGTTATTAATCTTAACATGTATTCTCCTTTAAATCGTGATTAAATTTTTAATCAATCCCAGGACGGGATTTAATGTATTCCTCGAATATTATTCATTGTATATTATTTAGTCGATACGAAACCACTGGTCGTTAACTATTTGATCTATTTCGTTTCGACCTTCCTCACTTATCCAATCTTTTACTATATAGGCACTTATAAAATCATAGCCATTTATTTTCGCCCATATAATTCTACGACCCCCACAATGAAATTTCCGATAGACACCATTCGATTTAAGATCACGAACTATAACAGGGTTGAGTAAACCTTGGTGATCCATATCCGAGAAAAGTTCTTTATAGGGTATACCTTTTTCATTCGCATAATCTATCCACTCGTTCACTGGCACGTTATCCCACTTATAGGTTAGATCCTTTAATGGTAGTTCCTTGTAGTGTTGTGGAAAGTTAATGTGTTTTGCTTGAAGTGTTTTGCCAGTAGTTTTCATTTTGTGTAAATGCAAATACTTTTTCCCAAGATGCTTGATCGACTATGTGATAACAATCTATATGTGTATAACCATTTTGTTTAGCATACCATACTCTTTGATGACCAACAGAAACATTGTATGCATTATACGAAACAATGATTGGATGCATCATACCGTTTGTGTGTAAGTCTGTGCATAAAGATTCCAAACGAAACCTTGCATCTGCTTCCATGTTTTGTGTATCGTAATCTATGTAGTTACCAAGTTGTTTGAGATGGTAGACTTTGTGATACTGAGGAAATTCGATATGCTTGGCACTTAGGACTTGATGGGCATAGGGCATATGTATATAGACGACTTAACCTTTCATATTGGTGAATAAAATAAATAATTTTTTGTAATACTATATAGTGTATCATGACAGAAAAACCTACATACATATCTGCCACTGGTGGCACCGAAACAATTGTACACGACAAGTGTGGAACACCTGATTGCTGTGGAAAATGCGCTAGTGCTGAAGAACCAGTTGTAATCGTAAAACAAAAACAGTTAGAGTTATTCCCAAAAGATACTAAAGCAAAGCCGCTCAGTTTTGACGGGGGGGCCAAATGATTACTGTAAACTTTGTAAGAGGGAAAGAGATTATACCAGTACAAGTAGATACAGGTAGATCACTCATGGAAGCTGCAAAGTTTTATTCTAATGGTACCATAGATGAGATTAGTGCTGACTGTGGTGGATCATGTGCATGTGGTACTTGTCATGTGTATGTGCAAGAACCTTGGGTATCAAGAATCGAACCAGCAAACATAGATACACCAGAGATTGATTTATTAGAATACGAAGAAGATTATCAAGAAGGTATATCAAGACTAGCATGTCAAATAGAATTAAACGAATCCCACGAAGGTTTAACCGTACATCTACGAAAAGAAATATAAAGGAAAAGTGTCTATTGCATTTATAGATTAGAAAAGGTCGCTCAGTTTTGACGGGTACCTAGTTTAGATCAATATTACCAGTACCAGAAGTCATCTTAATCGCACCAGAAGCATTCACACGAAAGTTCGCACATTCAACATTCGTATCACCAGACGACTTAACGTTTACATTACCAGTTACATTTAGATTTACATCACCAGAACGAACCATTATATTCATAGAAGCATTCGAACCTATTTCGATATCATAATTATTACCAGACGCACC